GGTGGAGACGTGATCACCCCATCCAACGAATTACCCACTATGTTTACTATTCTAGAAAAATCTCTACTGTCACCCCGTACCAAAATCGGTTGGGGTAAATTTTGGTCGCGGAGAATTCTAGTGTGAATTTGGAAACAATCGTGCCCCAACTGGACAAATCTAGGCTCAATTTCTACTCCAATCCACTGCAATCCAAATCGACAACCAATCACACCACCCAACCCAATACCCCCAAATGGATCACCTATCCAACTACCCACATTCCAGTAACTTTCAGATAACCCATGGGCATAAATTTGCTCAATCAATCCCCTAGCAAATTTTGCTGGGTGTGCAAAACCATCTGGGGTAATCCACCCCTTCCAAGTTTTATCGTAACACCCATGCCAATCCAACATAGTAGTCATCAATAACACTCTACGGTTTTCATACTAACCTGCAATAAATGATTGTAGTCCCCCGATTTAGCATCATTCCAATACTCTTGAATTTGTTCTTTAGTACAACCCTCTCTCTTCATTGCTCTTGCTACTCGACCCATAATAGCAAAAGCATTTCCATGCTCACCTACAAGTTTCACCCTAATGTTAGGAAACTTCGGTTCACTCTGTCTCATATCTGTACCACCTCCTTTTCCCACCAATTCACTTTTGATACTTCTGCTTCCACCTCCAACGGGACAATTATCCAATCCCAGCAATCCCGAATATCCTCCGTCATTATCCTTTTGGCCAACTGGAGGTAATCATCTAATTCTCCCTCGACAACGTCAGCAACAATACTATCGTGAATTTGCCCTACAATCCTCGATTTCATCTTTCGCTGTCGTAATTCTCTGTCCAATCGAATTAACGACCATAACAAACAATGAAAAGCCGAACCCTGAATCGGACTATTAAACAAAAAATTCCTACTGAAAACACCCTCTATATGAAAACCAGTAGGTAAATCAAACCCACCAGTCTTTTGATACTTCTCCCACCACTGATCTTTACGTTCGCTCCAGGTCGGAAATAAATCGTTGAATTGAGACTCTACCATACGAATATGTCGCTCAAACGTTCCTTTTCTGGGAACATCCCTAGAATCACATTTACCCAATTGAGTGATTCCCTCGTATCTAAGATGTTCAGATAGAGGCATTCCATCATTTCTTGTTAACTGCTCACGTCCTACAACAGACCATAGATTTCTGGCACAACTGATGTAATAACTCCCGTACAAAATAGGGAACACAAACTGATTCTTCGCAAAAAACCTAATGCGTTTAGAAACCTGATTAACCGTCAATTTATAACACAAACAGGCCATATCACGATGAATATCCAATTCTGGATTTGACGCATAAGCAACCATCTTTTCGTCTTGCCAAAAACAAGCCGCTATACGAAACTCCAAAGCCCCATAGTCTATTTCTACCAACACCCTCCCATCACCAGGTAAAAAACACCTTCTAATCAACTCACCAATCTCGGGGTCTCTTATGGGGATATTCTGAAAATTTGGGGAATCTGAACTAGACCGAAACGTCTTGGCAAAATGAAGATTGAATACTGGGTGAATCTTACCATTCTGGACCTCCCGCTCGATTCCTACCAAATATGTACTATACAACTTCTGCAATTTACCCCACCGGAGATAATCTACCACAAAAGGTAGATCCAACTGACTCAATGAATCTTCATTTACTGTAGACCTACCTGTTGCCGTTTTTGTTTTCGACTCATACCCCAAATCGTCAAACAAGACTTTTCCCAGTTGAACTCTACTTGCCAAATTTGTACTCTGCCCATATCTTCTACGCCAAATACCCCAAACCCTATCACCCTTCAATTTACCTTCTAATTCTTTAATCCTAACACCAGTCTCATCAATTGTCGACAACAAACGAGGATGGTCAACCCTCATCCCGTAATCCTCGGCTCTCGACAAAGCTAGCGACCCCTCGTGTAACAACTTATAAGCATCATAGATATTAGGTATCATAGGGAACCCTCACCTTTGACAATCTTCTTCCCAAACTTCTGCCATGAACTTTCTTTTTTTTACATGATTTACAAGTACGATTCCCAGGACCACTTGAACAAAATATCTTAAAGCACCGAAGACACATTCGTTCCTTGGGGTCAACTCCCTTTTCTTTCATCCAACTGCTCCCGTTGTAAACCAGCTATACGACGCTCTACAAACGCATCCATTCCATTATAGTAGAGCAAATCCATTATCGGAATCTGACGAATACGATTGACCCGGTAACTACCTTTGACTGACGACTTGAAGTACGGTTTGATTTTTTCTTCATAGTCGGGTTCCCCCAGCAACACAAACGACTGAAAACCAACGTTCGTAATACGCTGCCGATTATCCAAAAGATGAGCCGCCAACATTGTATCCCACCACCAATTTCGCACCGGAGTCTTTAACATCACCCTAGACCAACGATCTTCAAACTTCGCATTTGCTGCAATCTTCGGCACTGACGACCGAAGAAATTTTCTCATTGAATTCTTCACCCCATCTGACCACGGGAACGCCACTGTAACCGATTCTGTTGATATAGCACAACTCACAATCTCGGCTTCGTCGGATTCTGGCTTTAGCATATTCGTTTCATAATCAAAAGCAGCCGGGTGATTTTCTCCTATAATCTGATCAATTAGTGAATCCACCCTAGAAATATGAGTCACTCTACTTATCACAGGTTTAACAGTAATATCCCAAGGTTTTTCAACTAAAGAAAATGCCGCCTCCAAATGCTTACAAAAAAGCAAATCAAGCACGGCATTGTGTTCTCGTAACAGATAAGAGGGATGATAGGTCGGACACACCCAAGCATTCAACTGTTTCGACGGAATTCTCCACCCCGCCCAACGTGTAATACTACTGGCATCATTTTCCCTCCATATCCACCCAACCACCGACTTCAACGCTACTCCTCCCAATAATACAATCACATTAGGATCAAACTTCCTAATAGCCCGCACAACCTTCGGGCGACAACAAATAACCTGATCTGTAGTAGGGGTCCCCGGAGGCTTACAACAGACAGCATTGGTCTTCCAACAATCACGGTCTAAATCCACCCCTATAGAGTCTAACGACGATCGTAGTCGCTGTCCCGCCTTTCCAATTAACTGTATCCCCTTATCATCCTCGTTGCTTCCGGGCGCCTCCGCAATAATAAGTACCTTACGGCAACCATCACCAGTCGGAGGCATCTTAGGGGAATTACACTCAAGATAAAGTCGACATTTTGCGCAGCTTGGCTCTACCTGATTGGATGATCCATTTATACGATCCAATTCACTCTGAGCAAATAACCCCATATCCTATTACCCCATTAGACTTGCTACGTAGGTAAACTCATCGGAAAAAACTGTCAGCTTTGTATCACTTACTATACAAGTTTGACTTGCCCTACGAGCTACATCCTTAACCACCCCTGTTGAAACACTAAAACTAATTGGCTTATCAATTCCATGAGTATCAATCGCATGACGTTCTTGATACCAACCCCTAACACCTTCAGTGCGTAATGACAACTTACCTGGTGTTATTTTAATCTGAACTAACTCAGCCTCCGTATCTTCCACAAACAATCCAGCTCTTTCGACAGCTTCCACCAATCCCTTTGGAAGATCAATTTCTACTCCATCTGATCTTAACACTTCTTCCAAATCTGAGAAACCACCTTTCTCTATCACTTCTCGACGAAAACACAACTCTACATCTTTTGACCGCATACACAACCAACTAGACGTAACTCCCCATTCTGATCCCGTCGTGTATTTCAACGACAACCCCTTAACCAAGATAGATTCAGGAAGCCCCGTTTTAACCCGAAATCTAATAGCCTGTTGGTTGTCACACGCCTCTAAACCCTCTGGGGTAAAATGAACACAAGACAACATCGACTTCGCTTGATTTGGCCCTAACACACATTCCCTAGTCAACGCAATACCCGCCAATACCCGATCAGGAATAGGCATCCATTCCCGAGGTTGCTCTATCACATCCAAAGGCATCTTAATATCCTCTAGAGCAAACCCAGCCCGACGCTTTGCAGACTCATTAAACACAATCTGTCCCGGCTCATAACTGGCATCAATCGTATCGGCAGACCACTTACCCAACAACGACATCAAGGGTTTTGCCTCCATAGCAAAATCCCAATCGATTGGAAAGCCTACTTTTACGGAGCAAGCAACCTCATCATTAAACGAATAAGCCCGCCCCCCACGAAAAGCAAAATATGAAGATTGCTCTACAAGTTCACCAGTAGACACCCCACTAGATAATGACTTCAACGAACGCAGTAGCACAACTCGATCAAGTTTCATCGTCAGATTCTCCCTCGATTAGGTCAAACACTTCTTTCCTATGAATCGGAATTTCCTTCGGGGCGTTAAACCCCAACCGAACCCTGTCCCCTTTAATCTCAAGTACAACCAATTCGATATTACCGTTTATAACAACCATCTCACGTTTCTTCCGAGATAGAACCAACATTGGTACTCCCTTTTGGCCTTCCAGGTTTTCGCCTAGGTGTTCCATCAAACAAATGTTTACGGGCCTCACTCGATATTGCTATCTTGATTTTTGTGGAGGATTGCCACCGATCGTAAAACTTTTTCCACCCTCCATGCTGGACCCCATCATCTCCCCTATAAGGCATGACATAAACAGAAAAACCAGCACGCATAGTCTCGTGAACACGCTCCTCCGCCCTTCCATATGTATCCTTTGGATACCCCACAAGTACATAACATCTAGCAACACTATTACTACGATCAATAATACCAGCATTCACCAACTTCTTACCTGCAACCTGTAACGGCTCTAAATCATCCGGTGTATCATAAGCAAAAAGCATGGATGTTAATTGTTTCTTGATCACAACCAGTTGATCAATATGCCAATCTTTTAACCTAGCAGCTTCAAACCCCCCCGTAAACTTTACAACCTTCTTATCACCAAGCATCCGAAAAACACCCAAAATATGATCATCACTGCACGCCAATAAATTATCGTCGCACACATTATTTCCGTGAGTAATTGGAATCTCTCGAACTCCATCACCCTCCCGTTTCCAAACATAACAGAACCAACACTTATTTGGACACCCCCGTGAGGTAATAACATTACCCATTCGTAAATATCTACCCGGAGTGAAATCCTCACTACGCTGACCAGTTGCAGGTCCTCCAAACTTAACGGGGGCCACTGCTTCCCATAGTTTGGATAATTGCATGGCACGATCAAGCTCCCACGTAAACGAAGCACTCACATGAATCTCGTCGGCCTGATCCAAAAGACCTGGACCCACATTTACCCTAACCATTTTGTCGTCTGGTGTTTGTCGTGTTCTGGTAGCAAACACTCGTATTACACGCTTTCCATCAATCTCCCAAGGTTTTACCACCGTAAAGTCTCCAAATTAGTTGTTTCACCGCCAGAGGGGTGCCAGCAAAATTCACAGTAGTGCAAAATCGGACACAACAGGAAAAAAAAAAGTTGGGACTACACCGAAGTGCAGTCCCAACATATCGAATTTCATCACTTCCCGGAGGTGGTGTCCGTAGCAGCATCCCCTTCGGATTCACCAGAGGCTTCCACCTCAAGCAAATCCTCACCATTCTCCATTCCATTCAGAACGTCCCACGCCATGCGCAATTGTTGCATGGCAGCGGGGACACCATCTGTAGCCCGCCCTGCCCGGCCACCTTTGGTGAACAACTCTTCAACTTCCTTGGCCATATCCAAGGTACACCCTGCCGACAATCCACCGTGACGCCTCAACACTATCCCCGCACAGAAAAGACGATTCCGAATCGTTTTCTTTTCCTTAGTGGTTACTCCCCCAGAAGGTTTCTTCTTCTTCTTGGCCTTGGAATCAGGTCCCCACTCAGGCGGATTGGTCAGCTCAGGAATGCGTTTACACACACCAGCTACCACATCCCAGTCTCCACCCTCGTGATCACGTACGGACAATCGGTCATCATCCATGCTCATAACCGTAGCCTCGTATTCATCATCCCCCGAATCCATCACCTCAACGTAACACCCCACCACAATATCGGTGAGATTTTCTGGTGGCTCCGGGGGGGGTTCGGGGGCCGGCTCGGCGGCTGGGTTTGGCGGGGCATCATCGGCCGATTTGGATTTTGACTTACCTCTGGTAGACGGACGGCTGATAATCAACTCGTCTTCAGACCCTACCATTTTTTCCAAAACCCCCGCCAATGGTTCCTCCAAAGTCAACTCCAGATCCCCCAACTCAACAAGATGAACCACCTCATTCAGCTTGTCTTGTAACCGATTGGGTTTCCAACCCGGCGCAGCTCCAAACCCAGCCGCAACCACAACCGACACAGCATCCTTTCGACTCACGTTCATAGCAAAATCTCCCTTAACCAAACCTTTCCCTTCGTTTGGGGGGACACGATCCCCCCTGGTGTCACCTCAGTATTACTAGTATAACACAATTCATCGATCATTACAAGCACAAATGGAAGGGCGCCCCACGACCAAACCAAACCTTTCCCTTCGTTTGGGGGGACACGATCCCCCCTGGTGCCACCTCAGTATTACTAGTATAACACGATTCATCAATCATTACAAGCACAAATCGCAGGGCGCCCCACGGCCAAACAACCGGCAACATGAATTTGTCTCGATTCCCTAAACTCCTCATCCCTCCTCTTCAACCAATTTAACCTAGTCACCCCCTTTTGCTTATCGTCGTCAAGCATGTTTAGCCCTAGATTTGCCGTCACATGATCGTTTTTTGTACGTGAATCAGAAAAATTTCCTGCTTGTAGCAACTCTTTCGTATAGGATGCGGCGTCGGCCTGAGTTGCCGTAACGACCAAACAATGTAACTCCTGGGACAATCTGCGTAATCGTTTCCAGGTATCATCTATTTGATCCCGTTTCTCCCTGGTAAACGTAGGTGGAGCAAGCAAATCAGCGTAGTCAATAATTACTACATCGGCAACCCACCCTTGACTTGCCCAGTCCATTATCATACCCGCCAAACTATCCGCCCCTAACGAAGACGACGGATGAACAGACAACCGCATCTGATTTTTACGTCTAGCTATTTTTGACCATACTCTAACTGCTTCCGTTGCCGACAACCCATTTTCCTGCTTCGTTAGTGTCTTCGGACCCAACTCAGGATCAATAAACTCTATGGGTACAACCACCTCACGATCGCGTCGTGGCCGACCAGCCACCCTCATTCCTAATCGTCTCATCACTTGATTCTGAGACAAATCCCCTACTTCAAAATAGGCGACCCGATTCCTCTGTCTAATAGCCCTTACCGCGATGTCAATCAACCACCACGATTTTCCACGCCCGAAGGCCCCCGTAATCGCCACAAAGGCTTCCCTACAAAACTCCCCGCCAATAAATTCACCCAACTCTTTAGGATACCAAATCAGTACGTCCGAATCGTCTTCGTCAGTAAATGCCCGGTGCCAGGGTTCATAGCTTTCCCCAGGATAAATAATCTCACTGGTTCCTAGCTCAACGTGCCTAGATAGTTTTACCCTATCCAAGGCTCCATCAACATCATCCCGCTCTAGATCCGACTCCAACCCATTGACTAACTCATACAACCTAGAAGAATTAAAGTGTCTCCCCGCCAAATCAATAACATACTCAGAATTCAATCGACCTTCTTCAGACACAATGTCATCATAGATACGATCGAACTCATCTACATAATGCTCTAGTGCAGATACAGTTTCAGGATCGCTGTCCCGATGATTACCGATCCATTCATCCAGACGAGCAACCACACCACGGCCAATAGGAGCACTGTACTGCTTCCAGAATGCGATCGCCCACCCTCCGAGAAGATTGGCCCACCTGGATCGGAACAAGCCCCCGGGTGGCCAGTGAGGCGAAATTCGACTGACGACTATAGGGTCCGTCAGTAAACCCACTAGAATTTTTGCGGTTTGATTCCCAGAATATTGCTTCACGGCGGATCATCCCTTCCCCCTAACCCAAAATTGCTTCTGGGGTTATACTACCTTTTTTCTCTCCCAACTCATGCAGGACCCTATCCACCAATGATTGATCACAAGTAAATTGTCCAGCGTCAATTAACATTCGAGATTTTGGTAGTTGTTGTCGCAACATCCTAATCACCTGGTCACGAATGCGTCCATCACATTGTTGCCCTTGACGATCAACCCAAATTCTAGGGTGACCGGACCGATAACAATCACTGTACATAGTTTTTCGGGTAACTTTTCCATTAACACCATCCCCATTTTTTGCGATCGATCGCTTCATGGCGTCTTGTATCTTAGTGAATTTACTCTGTAAATCAATTACCCTATAGAGTTTTGGTGTCCACGTATCTGCGTAATGATCGCGTAACCATTCCAATACAGTTTTAATTTCATCAAAGCTTTTACTAGATCTAAGAGTATAAATCACTTGCTTGATCGTCGAAAGTTTAGCATGGGAGAAATCTAAATTATGTAGTATTATTACTTCCTTATACAATAATGTTAGTGTTCGATCCGTACCGTCCATAAACCTATGAGATTTTATTCCTTTCTGTCTCAACTCTTTTTTTCCCGAAGCGGTGGCCGGTCGGCCGTTTAGGCCAACGGCCCTCCCCTTTTTTCTTTCTTGTTCTTTCTTCTTGATACCTTCGTCTGTCAAAAATGACAATTGCCGACTGTCATTTTCAGCAGAGCCTTCTGCCACTTCTGACAACTCTTCAGCGTTAGGGCTCTTGGATTGTGCCGTTTCTGACAATGGTTCAAATTCACCACGAGAAGCATTAGCCTTTTTTTGTGCGTCTTTTTCAAGTTCCGCCTTTTTGATTAACGACCAAAGTGTTTCCATTAGTCGAGGTTTACCTCTGGGTGTAATTGTTCTAAGTATCAATCTTCCGTTCCATTTTACTTTACGCAAATTCCCCATCATATGGGCGATTCGTGATACACTCAAACCTAGACAATCTGCAAAGTGACCATCACTTGCATAACATCTACCGTTTTTTGCTAATCCATCGATTGCAGCTAAAAGTATCATTTCCTTTAGGGTTATATCTCCTGATTGAAATAGTTCTACTATTTCAGGTGGAATCCACCATCCCTTTTTGGTTTTCTCCATAAATAATCTCCTTAACACCCCCTGATGTTAGACTACCATGTAAACTACCAATTTAATTCAACTTCCTTAACTTCATCTTTTAGCTTTGGATCAATGTCATTACACATACTGTCCAACCGACTAAATGCAGATTGTAATAGTCGCTTGCCTTTCTGTGTAGTAGTTTGTTGTAATAGTGCAACACCCCTAAGAGACAACCTCCTAAGACGATAAATTGCTTCGTCTATTGCAGTCACATCACTCGACAATATCTCAGCCAATTGTATATCAGAGTGACCACACAAATCAATTTCTCCGACGTAGCAATCAACAGTGATAATAAGGGAAAACTGTAGTGGTGTGATTTGTCCTGAGTGTAATAGTTCTACTAAATCAGCAGTCACCCATAAACCACGAAAACCATCGACGACTTCATTGTGTAATTGATCTCTATTTTTTTGTTCCACTTTCAATTGCCCTTTTCAAATGCTTGGCTCTGGTTAAAAGCTGCCATCGTTCCTTATCAGAATCATCCATAAACGGTGGGGGTTCGTCTGGTAGTACCACCTCTGGTTCCATAACTTCGGCTGGTGAGACATTACCACCGGAGGGTTTTTGCTCTAACCATTTCAAGCAAGCTTGTACATTACCCGAAACGGCTGCCTGATATAGAGCATCTTGAATACAATCCCACTCGATTTGTCTAATGATTATCAGCAAATTTGAATCAATTTGTAATATCTCTCTTAATTCCAAAATCGAGATACCACAAGTTTGACAAGCATCTACTCTAGATGCACCTCCCGCCATCTCCCCTAAAAATTGATCTCTGTCAAAATCACTCATCGATTACTACTCCTACATAGAGCATTCCACCTTTTTCCATGTACGTATAAAATCGTTGACTCACAATGCGTTTGGGATGAAAGAATTTAACCAACCACGGACGAATCAACACTCGCCAATACATATTGAAATAACGTCTCCTTTCGTTCTGGGGTAATAACTTCATGTGACCATCGGGATGATGGTACGGTCTATTTCTACGAAGTGATTGTAATCCCCCATCAGTTAGAAATATCACCAAGGGATATTCAATTAAAGCGTTTCTACAGAATGACTTTAGAGCATCATATGGATATCCATAAGCATCCAAATCGGCTACTGAGAATGTTGGGGTAGAATCATTAAACGGCCAACTATCACAATCACCTTCAACCACATGAGCATTGGGAAGACGTTCGCGAAACCGTTGAACTCGAATAGGGTCGATATCCGCTGCCCAAATTGACCTATTCTTGTAAAGTTCTACAGCAATGTCACCATCACCACAAAAAGGAACATAAACGGCTCCCTCAGAAGTAGCTTTAGGAAGTAACACTCTACGTAGTTTAATCTTCCTAAATATATCGTGGTGTTGACGTTTTTGCTCAAACATCCAATCCAATCTCCTGGGGTAATTCAAGTCCAACTACTTCCTTGTAAGATTCCTTCCACTTAATCAAAGGGTGATCCTTTAATTGGTGATAAACTTTCAATACCATTTCATCAGTTTGACCTCCTAAGATACACTGAATAGCTTCTTCATTTGTTCCATCAATACACCGCTTCCGAACCTGATTCATTTTACCTATCCAAATAGAATCAGTTGTCCAGGGTGTCAGATAGTCAATTAACTCTAAAACATTTTCAGAGTCAAGAAGAGGTTCACAAGAAACTGACGTTTGAAAGCCCCAACTATAAGCTAATCGGAGAGCCCCTGTTCGTTCTAGAAATGTTGGAGCCCCAGGTTCCCAATAGTGTAAAATATCTTGGTCACAAGCTCCAATAGTAAATCGGAATAGAATTTGATCTCTTCTTGAAAAACAATGTTCACAAATTTGTTGTATACAATCCAGATGGGGTTTTGACGTTATAAGTAATTGATTACCCACTTGAAGGTTTTTTTGAATTACCACTAAACAAGCATCTAAATGCTCTGGGGTAATATCATGTGTGGTGGGAAACATAACTCGACCACCTGTTACTTTATCACGACGTTTCGTTATTTGCCCTTTGCGAACGTGATTGTATGTTGTTCCCCACTCGTTTGCATCTTGGATTCGGCGATATTGAAAAGCCATTGATCTGGCGTAACAATATCTGCACTGATGACTACACCCTAATACACAATTATCTGATGCTACTGACCATTCCTTAGTACCAGAAACCTTTGCCATGGTTCATTTCCTTCATATTTGATAGGCGCATAAAATGAGCCTGGCCCGAGGCATCGGCAGGCCAGACTCTAAGAGGCGACCACAGAAAGGTCGTCGACAGGAAGGTAATTTCCAGAAAGGTAATTGTTCAGAGTGAATGATTCAAACCCTTTCTGTGATTCCGATGCTGCACGTCAAAATATCAAATCGGGTCGATGCAAGTCAAGTCCACTTTTCCGACAATTACTTTTTAGGTATTTCAGATGACAAGTACTCAATTCTTTGGGTAAATCCTACAAACTTTCCGTCAATCACTAAAATCTGAGTGCGAATTCCTTCACTATCGTAATACTCCAAACGACGATTTTCAAGTATCGCACTAAATCCTTGAATCACCGCTTCTACGTCGTTCGTAATCGTGGGGTATTTATCCCATGGACCTATATCCCTCAGTAAAATCAATTTCTGTGTAACTTTAACAATTGTTAGTCTTGCATGAGCGTTGAGCATTTGAACCCTAACTTAAACAATGTAAACGTAATCGAGCCACTTCATTGTGATCAGCCTCTCCCGGGTCAATCGCATTGGTCTCAACAATTTCTGTTGTTCCGTGACATTCACGAAGTTGAATATAGTATTGACGGGCAGCTCGTCGTCCAGTTGCATCATTATCTAGACAAATGAACCTACGGGGAATTCTCTCTAGTAGATTCATTTGTCGATTGGATAAATGGATTCCAAAGGTTCCTACTGAACCAGGACCTAATCGCCAAACATCGGCAATTCCCTCACAAATCAAAACGGAGTGACGAACGTAATCCCACCCGTAGAGTAAATCACTTGTTGGTATAGATCCTCTAGTACCCGCGTGAAGATATTTTCGTTTTTGAGTTGCGATTGCTCTAGTGCTCCACGACACTAAAATACCATCTCTGTAAATGGGTATCCAAATTCGCCAAGGAAAATCCACCGCCAAGCCTATCCCCTTTATCCCCCATAAACGAATCAATTCGTTTACATTGAATCCCCTACTTTTTAGATATTTCAGATGACAAGGACACAATTCTCCTAATTGTTTGGGTAAATCCAAACTATGAATTGGTGATACAAAATCACTGGTATCCTCCGACAAATCAAGGGTTTTAGCTAAAGTGATTGCTTCCCGAAGTGAAATACCTAGAAGTTTAGTTAGTACATCTCCAAACCGCTGTCGACCACAACGCCAGCATGTAGCAGATCGCCCATTGAGAGATAATCCTAAATGCCATTGGTTTGCCCCTATACCATCACAATCAGGACAATCAACACCAACCCATCCATGCCGCACATGGTGGTGATCTCCCCCTTTCATGTACGGTACATGATATTTATCCAATAGGTGAATCAAATTCATTGGGAACCTCACAAGAGTCTACACTATTTATTTCAATTGACCCATCCAACATTGATTTAATCAAATCCACCATCACCCTTGACATACTAACGTTTTTTTTGATACACAACATTTTGAACAACAGGCGCTCTCGGGGAGTAAGTCCATAAACTTGAATAGCTACTAGTTGTGTCATATCAATCCCTTCCTTAAAAGTCTGTCTTGTAATTGGTCATATATATTTAAGTGACTGTCGCATTCTTCTCCATCCAATACACTACTAACTACCTTCCATTTAGACTGCAAAATCTCACATAAATCCTCTTCAATGGTTCCATTAGCCACTAAATACCATATCCAAGCAGTTCGGTGCTGGCCAATTCGATGTATCCTATCCTCGGCTTGCACCATATTTGCAGGTACTACATCCAATTCAACAAACACCAGAGTATTTGCAGCCGTTAGATTTAACCCCACACCAATTGATTGTATCTGCCCTATAAGCACTCTTGTAGTAGTATCAGACTGAAATTGGTCGACTTTAGCTTGACGTTTTCTACCGGTCACCGTCCCATCAATAAATACACTAGAAGCTTTGATCCTACGACTGAGCAATTGAATCATCTTACGATGAATTGCCACTACAATCAATTTTTCATTGGGGTATGACTCCAACCATTTGTTGACCCAATCAACTACAGATTTTGATTTCAATCGGGCAGCCAAAGTTTTCAAGTAACTGATTCTGGATACTGCTTTTGACTTTTTAGCACGTTCCCACCGATCTTCATTGATTTCCTTTAACCAACCCAAAAAGTGACTGTTAGCTTGTTTATATTCACCCGGGTCTTCAATGGGTAGTGCAAATATACTACGCACTTTTTCGGGTAAGTCAGTCAAAACTTCGGATTTTCTTCTCCGAATTAAGCAAGTATTCCGCAATACAGCATTCAATTCCTTGGTATGAGTTGCCCCATCATAACGCCAACCCCACGGGGTCCATTGGGGGTCACAATATCTATTCAAATATTTGAGGCGAGAGCTAAACGTAGCAGGACAAATCAACCTTAAAAATGGGTATAACTCTACTGGACGGTTTACTAAGGGAGTTCCACTAATACCAATTACAAATTTGGCATCACACGCAAGTAGTTTTGCAGCTTTTGACCGTTGAGTCCTAGGGTTTTTTATGTATTGAACCTCATCCAACATCACACAAGGAAAATGAATTTTTCGTAGGCGTTCTTTCCAATAAGCCAATATATCGTAGTTGATAATTACCAACGAACGCCGAGGAATCATTATCCCTTTCCGTCCCTCCAATACCACTGAGTTACACCCTAACCGATTAGCCTCACGTTCCCATTGATATTTAACTGATCCTGGACAAATCACCAGGGCTGGACGAACATCAGTAGTTTTATACCACCACCATAGAGCCTGAACGGTTTTTCCTAACCCCATTTCATCGGCAAGTAGAGCCCGCCCCTTGAATTTGGTTATCAATTCAACTCCATGTTGTTGATAATCATAGAGTTGCACAGTCACATTAGAAACCACGGGAATTTCCTTTTAGGAATGTTGCCTCTATCAACTTGATATTCCAAGTTTGATTGATTCTTCAACACTATAGGAATTTCTATCTTTCCATTAAATCCTTTACATGGGTATCGACACACCATCCCACACAAACAACATAATGACCCACAGGTAAAGAACCTAACAGAACAAACGTCGGACGTACGAATGATTTCTTTTGCTCCACAAGAAGGACATACCCCATTCCTTTCAATTTTTGATTTGTTGAACATAACAACCTATTGACTGTAAAGGGCCAATCGAATCTCATAAAAAGCGTATTGAATGCGATCAATTGACCAACCTAAACTCAGTAAAGCGTCACAAAGGGCCACACGAATTTCCTCTGGGTTTTTTGGACACGAGTCTATAGCGGTGCCAGCAAGTGAAAACTCTAGTAGCATTTTGGCGTCTTCAGACAAATCACTGGAATCAAACGGTTCGTGATTACTTTCACTATAGGATACTACTATAGAATCGTCTATGGATTGATTAAACCAATGAGGAGATTCCCTTCGGTGTTTTTCCCGTAGACGATTCTTTACGGTAACCCATACCCAAGTCGTCAACTTGGCTTTTGTATAGTCAGCACAACGATAGGCTTGAACAAATCCTAACAAACCTTCGCTAAACCATTCATCGTAATCGTAATACTTTAGACTATGCTCCCTGAAGAATTTGTTTACTACCGTGTGAACCATTTTCACTAGATCATAGTATGTCTCTTCAAAGGCTTCTACCTTCAAATCCATGACAATCTCCCGAGAACGTTGAGTAGTGTTTATCCGTTAATTTCACTCTCACCAAGATCATCTCATTGCTTTTTACTAGAATCATTTTCACTTCCGACATGATTCTGATCCTTAACCCATGTACGTTTGAATATTTTGCCAAATCCAGATCCACCCGGGGGAATAACCAAAGTAATTCCCCTTTTGGGGGTTTTAGCTGGCTTTCGTTGACTACGACGACGACATTTTTCGGCGTACATTTTCATTCGTTGTTGCTTGGTTTGTCCTTTAATCTTCACAGCTAATCCTCCATTGGTAATCTAGCGGCGGTCTGAACAGTGATATCTTCCAGTAGAAGTAAATCAACTACTGGGGCGAAACGTACAGCTCGGGGTTTTTGCTTCACCCCCATATGGTAAGCTTTGCGTTGTGGAACCCCCAAGTAATCACGCAGAAGAATAAGCAGTAATCGAGCATACTGGGGAGAATGCCAAGAAAGAGTAGGTAGTAGAAAATGGGCTATCTCGTGTAAAACCACTGGGGTTTGTCGAGCCCACACCGGCAAGTTGATTTCTCTAACTCCACCCCACGCTTTTTTAGTACCACGACCATCCCGAATTTTCGGAAGTGGTCGATTACATTTATAGTCAAAATGTACTCGTCGAACTAACGCCTTGCATTCATCTAGGGTTAGTTTATCCTTCAATTGGTATCTACAACTAACTCGACCTTCCCAACGATAAACTGCCCTGCGTTGAGAATCCCTAAGCTGTTTCACTTGGTCATCCTTTCCTTGGTAATCTGCCCTGGTTGAGAATCCCTAAGCTCTTTCACTGCGCTTGTCTCCAGGGCTTATTCCTCTTCGGACAACCCGAGAGCCTCCGAATCTTGTAGGTGCCGACCGGGCTTGACTATTCTCGATGTTGCTTGTGATTCTACTCACGTCCCAGACCTCTCCCTCTATCAACATAGAGTCATCCCCGAGTAGCAACCGGATGGCCTCGTCTGCTCGATGGGCTGTCACGCGACCTACTTCTATCCACTTGGCTACTCGACAACGATTACCCCAGTGTTCATAGTGCTTCCAGACACGTTTTTTCACTAGGTACTCCGCCATCAATCACCTCCCTCTGCATTCGTGACCTCTAGCCCACGGAAGTTCGGCAAATCAACATCAGAAAACCATGGGGTGTAGTCGTCCGGACCGTGCTGCGACCTGCGCGTCCACCTCTTACACCACCGCCGTATGTATTTCCTCTGCTTGACCGTAGCAGGCCGGAAACCAGTCCATAACGGAAAGTCCGTCTGAAGATACCTGGTCAGTTTCCACCAACCAGACAAGTCCATTTGATACTGGCAATCCGTGCTGTGTGGGAATATCTTGTCTGCAATCCATGTGTGGCAACCAAGATCACCGGCGTGCATCTCGGCTTCCGGGGAAAGCCACCCATTTTCCGGCAGAGCCGATGATATTGGATTGTCGCTCACCATCCACCACCTCCCTCTGCTTTCGTTGCCCTGTCTAGAATCCGTCGTACTTCCTTCCACGCTATCCGTTTGCTGGGACAAACCGCCACAAGGTACACAACGTCACAGCCGACTCTAGACCGCACAACATTGTAGCCTGGAGCATAAAAGCAACGCAACCACGTCCACGGATTCCACCAGTACAGTTTAACCTCTGGTTCGATCCACAACTCCATGTTACCAATTAGGTATTTTTGCATCACTCACCTCCCTCTGCTTTCGCAGACTTCTCGTCCAGTCGTTTTTGTTCTATCACTCTACAGTTTAGCGACCGATGGGGAGCCGTGGGGCTTATCCACGTACCACACTTGAATAACCAAGCGTCATCGTGTAGATTGAATTTGCCTGGTGATTTACAGTATGGACATTTGTTAGGACGGCCCCGGCAGAATTCCACGTCTTGTGTCACCCCTTCCCCCTCTGTGTTTGCAGCGTCTCGAATAATTTTCGTGTGTATTCGTTGGATCTCACCGAACAAATCCGGGTCCTCATACTCAAAACCCCTCAGCCCGAACCCTCTACGGTTGCTGAGGTCTACCCAGATTTGTTGTGCGGCCTTTTTGGCCCAAGCGTTACTCACTCGCTACCTCCCGCCGCTTTCGCGACTTGCTCGGTGCCGTAGCACTCTTTGATCGGCCGGCTTGTTGTACCGGTGGTGAATATCAGCCAGACGCCACCGGAGGTCCATTCAATGCGGTCGATGGCGTGTCGCAGGAGGCGTTTTGGTTTGCCGTACGACCAACAGAGAACCTCCACTTCCGGCGCAATCGGCGTGCCGTCGGGAAGCGCGAGGGAGGTTTTCCGAAGGCTCCCCAGCTCAGCCTTCAGCCGCTTCACCTCGCCGGGAGATGCAGCGATCGCGGGCAAGGGGTCGTCATCGTCTCGCTCGATGTATTTGGCCAGTGTGTTCGCCAACGTACCGGGCGGCTCAGCCAGCGCCATTTCGTAGGCCCAGCATTCGGTTGGGGTCATGTCGTCCATCGCTTCATCCTCCATTGTTTTCCCGCGGCCAAGGTTACGGTGTTATGGTGTAAATCCCCCCCGACTGTCGATACGCGGGTCTGGATTGTGGGAATATCGCTTGTCTTCAGACCAACCACACTCGCAGCCCCAGGGGCCGTATATCATGCACACGCCGTTGTGGACCTCGTCCCGGCAACATACACACCCGCACTCAGGGCACAGTATCGAGTCGTCATCGGCCATGTTGTCCATGTCACTCACCTTCCGCCGCTTGTGCAGCTTCGTAAGTTCCCCAACACTCCGAGGAGTATCTCCCAGTAGTGCTTCCACCCCATTCTAGATAAGCACCACTATTAATCCAAGTAATCCGAACAATCACCTGGGAGGTAACTTTATTCGGAGGATTATTTAAGCGAAAGAACACCTCCACTCCTGGAGCGATCAAAGTACCATCGGGAAGCTTTAGAGGAATTTCTTGTAGTATCTTTAACTCAACCAGCAAATACGGTACATCCTGGCGAGCATTCGCGATGAAAACCATATTATTCATCGTTGCATCGTTTGAATGGACGGGGGTAGCAATCGTATAACGCGCCCCCCTTTTTTTCACTTGCTGACAATGAGGTTCTATCTGACAATTAGAATGGCGTATGGCTTCCCACGGGGCGGCCATAGCCGAAAAGCACCGTTGGACTATTTCCTTGATTCTATTGGGGTTTTTTGTTGTAAAATGTTCCGAAAAGAAATCGAATTGATTTCTATTCTCTATCTCTTCGCATAACACCATAAAATCTTCGGCGGGTATTACAACACATCCTGGAAAAAGATTGGTTGGTGTTACAACCCTTCGTTTGATTGCTTCCAAGTTAAACACTATTCAGGTCTCCCTGGTTTATAAACACTAAACAGTTTAGTACCCACACTATCTGGGATACCTTGACTGTTCAGCCATAGGATATGCTGATCAAGATCATCAATTGAACACGGCCGAATGAACCCCATTTTACACAATCCCAAATGCTCCATCATCCCCAACGGCATCACCAACCCTTCGATTCGATCGTTTGCAATAGTCAACCGGGCAGGTTCAAAACGTGGGTGTTGAAAACCCATGGCCATGGTTGTTTCAGTTGCTTGACAATCCCGACAACACGGTTGACCACTTGCTCGCAACAGTGCTGGAAAACTTGGTAGAGGCATTACACTACGTGATTGTATCTGACCTTTCATCGCCAATTCAAGGCATACGGAACATGGTATTTCCGAAAGATCGTCAAATGCCCGTGGACTATTCATGATTCATCTTCCAATGCTTTCGCGGTTATCTCGGACAAGATAGCTCGTTTTTCCCTCTCGACGGCGCGCAGGTCGATTCCAAAAAACTGGGCGAGTAGCTGCTCTCGGCTTTCGTTGATTGGCAGACACCAGCAGGTGGGCAAATCGCGTGTGGTGGTATCTGGTCGTGCCAAGCATATCCCCTGCGAATCCAACCACTCAAGGAAGTCGCTTATCGCCCGGCTTTCGTCCTGCACGTTTGCCATGCGGTCACACTCTGGACTATTTATCACCTCTCCCCCGCCGGTGACGACAGCTACTTCCACGTTAACAAACGACACCGCAAGCGGTTCATCGCTGCCTCTCACCCGAATCGGACCAGCGTCACAAATTGCCATCTCACAAATCTCAGCGAGTTCGTCTGAGTCTATTTCCACCCCTGCATTGTCGACAGCATTTACAACCTGAAAATTGACTACAAATTTCACGCTTCACCCCTGCGAGGTACATCATTCCCCATTAGTTTTTTGTGGCTATGCTACACTTCCTTAAATCGGCAGATTGGAATAAATCCGTTTCCAATTAGAAACTCGCGAAGATCCTGAGCCGTAGGAAACGCACGATTCACAGTAGATTCACAACCCAAAGTATTGCGGAGTGTCATTATCCTATTTCCTTAATTTGGATGATGTCAATTACACTCCCCCGGTGCCAGAAATACCCTGGGGTATTAACCTGCCGACGACAGTTGAACACCAGCCACACGACAAGCAGTCTGCCAAGCTCGTTCTTTCATGTCACGCCCGGGACCGTACAGACAAGCATTAAAACGACACTCAGCCTTCTGTTGACGATTTGCCCCACGCCGAGGCAAATGATCTATGTGCTCCGTCACAGCATTGTACGCTGCCCATGCAGTACCCTCCACACCGGGCATAACTTGGCGCTCCGAACGATATCGTGTGCAGATCGCAGATCGAGTGTCACTAATCGCAGAGGCCCGACGCTCCGTCCAATCGGGATCATCCCTACAGATTTGAGGACACATAACGTCAAGAAACCGATACCATTCGCTCCGGGTGAATTGCTTTTCTACCAACTCACTGGCTATTTTCGTGTGCTCTTGAAATCCACCCATAGCCATTCCAAGGATCGCTCTGGCCCGCTCCAGCTTATCCGATATCTTGCCAGCGTGGCTGACAGATAATTCTCTGGTCGTTCCTTCTCCCAGAGCTATTCTATGGGTGTTTGCACACACTGCCCGAACTATGCACGGGCCAAAGTTAATCCCTTTGGTGCCGTCATGCCCTAACGACAAGATGATATAAGGAATCATCTTATCGTCCTTTACCACTTGAAGCTTCTGAGGCATTCGAGCCAAAAGCACTACGACTCTTCCGCCCCGCAGCGAGAAAGCACTTTCGTACTCCATTGTGTGATCTTCAACGAGGTCGTTTAGAAATCGAAACGCCTCAATGTTTTGCACTACCTTGTAGACTTTCTCGGACACGGTTCCGAGTACCAAGTCAGTATCTTCCCGTACGTTGGCCACCAAATTATCTTGGACCGACCAATCAAATCCATCTACGTCACCCTCTGGAGTGCTTATGACCTTTGGACGACCGACCGCCACGGGGCGCTGAACAATCCGCCAATCGAGCTTAGCGGCAGTGAAAGCTTCCTCTGCGCTCATAGAACGATCAAACACCGTGCCCAGCCCATGCCACGCAGCTTGAGCAAACGCAGCCTCAACCGTTCCATCACTTCTTTCTGTTAACTCATGAGCCATTGGTTTTCTCCTAACTGTGAGAAACTAGAAAATCGTTAAAGTGAACTACCCCTAAAAAAAATGCCTTAATCGTCTTGAATCTCTCCGTGACAGATGGTTTTTTACGTTTGCATCGGAGTTTCTCCAAATGAAAGGCTCACTAGTAACCTGAATTGTACAATTGTGGGGGTTGCTTGTCAACCCAACCTCGAAAAAAAAATCCCTCAAAACCGGTGCCAGAACTGGGGTGATTTCTGTAGGTGGTTAATCGGGGTATCCAGCAGCAGGATCAGATCCAGCTTGATTCGTAGTGTCTGGGGTATCCGACTCGTTATTCACACAACCAGAATTTGAACACTCAACCCCATCCCATCCTAACCGACCACAATCAGGACATTCATCTTGAAACAATACCCCGACTTGTTCGTCAAACCAATCGGACCAAAACTCCAGGAGTTTTTGTCTTACTACTTTTCTATTACATTCCACCTCAAAATCCAAATCGGGACAAGTGATGGTAACAACTACCTGTGGGATTCCTACAGAAGGATCACCGTAGGAAGTAATTAAAACCTTCATGTGTGAACTCCCTAATGTGAACGGTGCCAAATAAAACCCTGGTGAAAAAATGGTGACCGGTCTACCGGAGTAGGGCTCGTTCGCCCCGGTCACCCCTCAACGGAGTTTTCCCACTTGGAGAAGTGGGAACCCTAATCCTACCTCATGGACGATACCTGCGCCGAGGAGAAATCAGAGTCAGACTTTTATCTAGTCAACAACCTCCTCGGTTGTTTCTCTCAGTTTCCACACAACATCCTTACCACACTGATCCCACCCACAGTTAGGGCAGACAAAATCCTTCGTTCCCTGAGATTCGGGGAATTCCATTTCAACCCCACAACGTAAACAATGGGGGTAATTTGCATACTCCAATTTTTCCCCCATGTGGTCCCACAGTACCCGCTGCCAATAATAGTAATCCGTCCAATCACCCCACGCCATTGCATGATGATAGCCGACTGTCTCCATGGCTTGTATCTGTAACATCGTCGAACAGCAACGAATCCCAAGAACACAACCACAAGAAAGCTCAGGGTTGTTATCGTGAGTATGTTCGATACCAGTGTGTTTGTTGACTGTCATAGTGAAACTCCCTTTGAGAAAGAGAAAACCCCAGTAGTGTAAATTCTACTGGTGTGTTTGGTGCCA